TTTCGGCGCTAAACTCCATAATTTCTGTTTCAATGCGACCAGTTGGATATGTTGCCAGCCAGCGATCAGTGCGAGCGCGAGCAGCTTCGTAGTTGTCCAGGAATCCCATTAGCGCACCGCTTGAGCTGAGATGTGACGGCCAACTGCTTTGCCGCGTTGATAGCCTTCTCTGTGGCCTTCTTTGTAGCCTACTGAATAGCTCACAATCGCCCAGAGAATACAGGCGATAGCCATAAGGACGAATAGTCCGATTTCACTTGTTGTCATTTTTTGCTCCCGTGGGAGCCTTGTCGAATGCTCCCAGATACAGAGTGACATCTATGTCCGACAATTTCAAGATTGACGTCGGCGTGTCTATTTCTTGAGAGCAATCTCCAGCATCAGTTGATCTAAACGAGCCTCAATTCGAGACACCTGATCCTTGAGAGAGTTGCCACCATTCGGTGAAAGCTCTCGCATGATCGACTTCACCATGAATCTCATTGACGAATAGATGGCAGTCAGCACCGCAAGAACAAGCCCACCGACCGCCGTCCATTCGCCGACGCTCACTTCTGGCGACCGAAAGAAATGTCGTTCGGATTAGCCCAGCGAGCTAGTACCGGAATGATTCCAGCAACAAGCCCCATCGCTAAATCTTTCGGATTGGTATTGCCTGTCATATAGACGGCTAACATTCCGGCCACTGATGATCTAGCCCATGAAGCCGCAAGTGCCTTAAATTCTGTCATTTTTTCTTCTCCTTTTTCGGCTTCGCCTTTTGGATTAGCTCAACCACTGGATATTCTCCAGCATAGGTTGTCAAGCGAGCGCGAGCGAAACCAACAATCTCTTTGCCAATAAAGCGTTGCTTGAGCATTACCATTCCGCCGTTGCGCTGATCTCCAGTGCCGGACGTATTGCCCTCGATGCAATAAACACTTGTTGCACCAATTTTGACCACAATGCCGATGTGACTAATGCGATCTACGCCATCGTGTGGAAAGTCCATAAAGCATAAATCTCCAAGCTGCGGCTTATCATCAATCCAGCGTCCAAGCTCTTTCATTTTATGGGCTCCAGCAGCCGTTGAAACCATTGATGGAATCTTAACGCCGGCAGTGTGAAAGACCCAGTTGCAGAACGAACCGCACCAGGGCAATCCATCGGCTTTTGTGAACTTGCCGTACTTTGTCAGATTTTCGCCAGTCTCGACCGTTCCGACTTCAGCTAGTGCGATTTCGATGATCCGTGCAGCAGTGCCTTCCGGATACATTAGAGCCCAAGTGCCTTCAAGTCGTCAGCAGTTAAACCAAGTGCCTCTAATTTTGCCGTCGCGCTTGCTTTATCGGTTGCCATTTGTGCATCTTGCTCGGCTTTCCAAGCATCATATTGAGCAAAACCAGCCGTAAATTGTTCCTTAGTAATCGGCTCACATTCTAAAAATTGTATGCTTTCGTAATCATCACCACTAATAATCCAACCGCCTGTTGGAATTAGCATACCTAAAACATCTCCACCTTGCGCCATTATGCACCTATTTCTAATAGAATTATTGTTCCCAAAGAATTGTTACGCATTACGCTGACTTGGTTTGTTGCATTAGAGCGAAATTGCGCTTTGTATGTTGTTGAACTTGTTGTTGATGGTGAATCTAAATAATTATGACATAGATTCATAACATTGTAGCCACCAGTGCTGAATCCAGTCGTTGTGCCAGTTTGCGCAATATCAGTTGCTCCACGCATTAGTCGTGTGTCAAAAGCGTTGCCAGTTGTAGGAGTTGCATCTGCGATTGTTAACAAGACAAGAACTTTTGATGATGCCGCACTTGGAGTTATGTTTGCAGTAATGCCAGTATCCGCATACGTTGTTGTAGAGTTATCAACACGCGTTGATGAAGTGCCCATTACAACTTGCAAGACTTTGCCACCGCCTGCTGGAGCAGCCCAAACGGGAACACCGCCAGTTACTGTAAGCACATTTCCCGTGCTTCCAATTCCAAGACGCGTGTTGGTGTTGGCGGTTGCTGATGAATAAACAAGATCACCTAGCGTCGTGCCTGGCTGCAACGCTTTCAATCGAGTATCAACGCCCTGAAGTGCCACATCAAAGTCGGCTGGAAGGTCGGTGACCAAATCTGTCGCCGTGGGCAGAACAAAGCCATAATTCGTAGTTGGATTTGCCATAAGTATTTCCTTTCGTTATGAGACTATTGTGGCATATTGCCACTCTAAAGTCGGCGACACGGTATTCCACAGCTCGTTTATTGGCACGTCATTCCAACGCATGGCTTGCAGTGAATATGCCAATGGAGACATGAGAAGAGTGATGTCAAGTTGATTGTAAGAAGCGCGGAAAGTCCAGCCCTCGACAAAGCCTTGAAAGGTTCCGGCGGACATATTTAGCGGAAGGTCATTGAGTGCTATTGGCTGACCCATAAACACATTGATAAGGGCGTTACGATCGGCATTGTCTAGCTCTGGATTGGTCAATGCGTAAGTAATCGAATCAAATATAGGTCGCGGATAGGCTCTAAGTGCCAGATAGAAAGCAGCTTGATCTTCGGCATCGTGTAGGTGTCGAAGCGTTGTCGTAAAGATTTGTGATAAATCGCCATAGGTTGCAATCGATGCTGGATCTGTGTCGCTGACTTGATTTGTCGAATTTTGGCCATAATTAATTGTTATGTCGTTTCTGACATCGCCTGCCCTTGTCTTAATTGTGATGCCTTGCCCTAGCGCGTGATTGGCAGTGAGATCCGTGTAGCCATTAGCTGCAAGGTAAGTCGTGCGGTGAGTACTGTCAGCATAGGATATGAGCCCCGAAGCCGATTCGTATAAATAACCTAATCCGCTAGTGGCAAGCGCGGCGACTAAGTCGTAGATAATAATGCGATCTGATGAGCGTTGTGCCAGCTCATAATTGCCTGGTGTGTCAATCTCACCTAATCCGTTATTTTCTGCGTCTTGCCATTGAACGGTCGGATCATAAGTCGCCCATGTTAGAGCTGCTGGAACCTGTTGCCATTGGGCGAATAACACTTCGCGCAAGATTGTCTCAATCTGATTGCCGTCAAAGTCATGAGACAAGACGCCATCTGTTAGAGCCTTCTGAAGCCTTGCAAGGGCTCCTAGAGCCGTGATAGTGACTTCTTGAGTATATGCGCTAGAGCCGACCTGAGACACGCTTACAGAAATATCGACCACTGATCCGCCAAAGATTGGCACATAGACCGCCGATGTGTCTTGAACTTCAATTGAGATGGTGTCGTTAATTTCGTAAGGTAGCGCAGCTTGACCAAAGACGATGAGATTGACCGAGCAATAGCCGGCTTGAGCCTGCTCATAGATATTTATGCGCCCTGACGTAATTGTCAGATTCGCCAAGACTGAATCGGTGACATCAACGCCATCAATTTTAACGCGCCAGACTGGAGCCCACTGAGTCATTAGATTGCCTGAAGTGCAGAGGCTCCGCCAGTGCCACGATAGAAGGAGTCATTGAGAGCCTTAATAATTGTGCGAGCAGTGCCTTCGGCATCGATTGCGCCATTGACTGTGAGATTGATTCGAGCAGCGTTCTGAGAATCCGTAAATCCTCCTCCGCCCATAGCAGCTAGACGAGCCGCATTCTGTGAATCGGTAAAGCCTCCGCCTGCTGCTGCTGCAACCTTGATTGCACCGGCTGCTGCTGATGCAATTCCTCCGCCGCCTCCGCCGCCTCCGCCGCCTCCGCCCCCAGAAGGAACGATGATTGCTGGCACTGATGATCCACCGCCGCGAATTGCACCTGGCGCGCCTGTCGTGGCGAATGATTGTCCGCTAATTTTTGATTCTATGAGACTACGCGTCTCAGAAGCAGACAAGCCCCATTTACTTGGATCAGTGATTACACCTAATAAACCTAAAGTAAATGAAGCAAACTTAACAACTTTATCCAAAGCAGCGATAATTGTATTAAGCCAACCAATCATCTTTCCTAAGCCAGAGCTCTGACCTGTATTTGCTTCGCTATTAAACACGCCGAACATTTTACTTAATGACGTTGTAAGACCTTTGACTGTTTCTCCAAAACCGAATGCAGCCGTTTCAGTGCTAGTCATTCCGTCTTTGAGTTTTCCTTTACCACTAAATCCTAAGGCGAAAGCATTGAATGCTGGAAGGACATTTTCGTTGATGTAATCAATTAAGGAAGTAATCATTGGCAATAAACCTTGGCCAATAGTTTCTTTTGCTTCATCGAAACTGACTTTTAAGATTGCAATTTTGCCTTCATAAGTCTCTGCATTCGCAGCAGCAGCTCCACCAAATAAATCTGTCAATTTTTGCTGAACGTCTGTAAATGACATTGTTTTAAGCTCGGCCGCAGATAGTCCAATTCCTAGCTTGCCTAGAGCTGCCGTATTGCCGTCGTAGGCTTTTCCGATTGCATTGGCAACAGTCTCCAATGGCTTTCCAGTTGCCGTAGCAACATCAAGAGCAACAGTAAGAAGATCTTGCGCCTTGCTAATGTCTCCAGTTGAAATTGCTAGTCGCTGCAAAGCTGGACGAAGCTTGTCATCTGCGACACCAGTCGCCAAAGACATTTTTAGAATAGATCCTTCAGTTGCTTCGATTTGCGCTTTGGTTGCACCAGTGGCATTTTCTAAAGCATTGGCCAGTTTATTTTGTGACGCCTCATCTTCAATCGCGGCTTTAACTCCATCGATTCCGATTTTGATTGCATAAGCTCCAGCAGCAGCTCCGGCTGCGGCGAATGCCAGCCCTGCTTTTTTG